TGATCTTGCCCTGGCCGCGCGCGATGTCGAGCGGGAACTGGAACTGGCCCCAGAGCTCCTTCGTCTGCCAGTCCCAGTCGATCTGCACGTCCTGCAGGATGCCAAACTGGTCGGGGCCGATGCCGGCCCCGTCACATCGGTGCGGTTGCCCCACAGCGCCCCGGCGCCAAAAGCGAGCTGCATTTCGGAGAACTCCCTGAACTGAAGACAGAACTAAAGGCAGAGAATTTCGACTGGAATGACGACGACCGCCTGATCGCGCAGCGCGCCCTCGTCGGTCGCGATCTTGCCGGCGATGTAGGCGTGCTGCACCGTCGCCGGTAGGCCGAGATCCTGCAATCCGGTCGCAGGCAACGGCGCCAGTGCCGCCTCGACGGCATCGGTAAGCTGGTTGAGGATGGCGGCCGGCGCCCCGTAGGGGTCGCTCGAATGCGCGTAAAGATAAAGTTCGACGCCGAGCTTCCACACCGTCGGCGCGCCGAGTGTCGGCACCGAAGCGACCTCCTGTTTCTGGCGCATAAAGAGCGCCGGCTGCTCCGCCGGAGGCACGTCGCTCCAGTGACGCAGCCGTCGCGCCGCGGTGACAAAACCGGCGGCATCGGCGACCAGCGCGAAGAGCGCGGCGTAGATTGGTTCGCGCGCGATCACAGCGCCGCCGCCAGCAATGCGGGATCGGTCGCGGTCGCCGCGGGCAGGCGCGCGATGCCCGACGTCGGCGCCACCACCCGGTATTGCGACAGCAGCAGCTTCACGTCGTCGCTCATGTCTTTCTGGGTGTAGGTGACGGTCTCGTTGCCGCCGATCGCGCGTGCGGTTTCGCCGATGCGGGTGCGCTCGCGGTAGCGCTGGCACACCAATTCGATGCACGCCTGCGCGATGTCGGGCGGGGTTACGGCGTAGCCGGCGGTGTAGGCGACGACGACGTTCTGCGCCCGCCGGGTGAAGACATAGCCGCGCAGCGCCAGTTCGGTCGGGCTGAACACGTAGCCCGCGTCAAACCCGCCGCCCGGCGGCGCCGGCGGGATCGCGATGCCGTCGATCGACAGCGACAGCACCGCACTGACCGGCGTGTTGGCGAAGCTGAGCCGCTGGCCGCCGGTGCCGTCGCGCACCTCCTGCCAGTCGCCCGACGCGACCTGGCGGTTGAGCCAGCTTTGGATGAACTGGCTCGCCGCGGTAACGAGGCGCGTCAGCAGCGCGTCGTCGGCGTCGGGAAACGCGTTCTGCCCGGTCCGCAGCCAGAGCTTGGCATCGCCGAGCGTCGTCAGGTCGCCGAACGCCATCGCGCGGCCTCAGCCGTTGCCGATATTGGTGATGACGCCCATCGCGAACGGAGCGTAGACCGCCAGCACTTCTTCGGCGTAGACGCCAACTTGACGCTGCCGCGTCACCACCGGCCAGTCGATCTGGTAGTAATCCTGGCGGGTCTTCACTTCGGCGACGTTGGGCACTTCGTTCGACTGGTACTGCACCGGCAAATTCTCGGCCCAGCCGATGATCGTGCCGGGCGGCACGCGCGGGTGGATGCGCACCGGAATGCGCAACCCGCCGTTCAAGGTGAACGGGTTGAAATAGAACGACACCGCCCCTGCCGCCGCGAGGTCATAGGCGGTGCCGTCGCCCGTCACCTCGTAGCGGAGCAGCGGTCCCGAGGCGTTCGACAGCACCTTGTCGGTAATGTTCTTCAGTTCCTGGACGTTGACGTAGAGCACGGTGGGCGACAACTGGTAGAGGTTCCACATCGTCTGGAACATCGTGTCGATCTCGACGACCGAGCCGCGCCCCGAGGCGGTCAGGGGCGTGCCGCTACCGGCGGTGCCGGTCGGCTGGATGCGGACATAGGCGTTGGAGCCTGGTTTGAGCGCGGTCGTCAGGAGGCCGTCATAGGCGTAGCTGGCGTTGGCCGAATTGTCGGCGGTTATCGCCGATACCGCCTGCTGGCCGCCGGTCAGTGCCGCCGCAAAAGTGGCGCTGTTGATCGTGGTGATCGCCTGCAAGGTCTCGCTGCCGGCGGTGCCGACATACCAGGCGTAGGCGACGGCGCCCTGCAGCGCGGTGACGCTGGCGAAGAGCGTCTGGCCCAGCGTCACCGCCTGTGTCGCGTTGGCGCTCTTGTTCGACGAGCCGCCCGACAGCACGAACGTCTTGCCGTCGGCGCCGGTGATCGTCTTGGTCGTCGCGATCCCGGCGGCGAGGCCGGAGTTCTGGTAGCCCTCGAGGGTCAGTGCGACAACGATGACCGAGTACGTCGCGGCCGGCAGCGTCGCGCCGGAACCGGAAGCCGACAACACCGGCGTCGCCGGCGTGCCGAGCTGCAAGGAGGCGTTGCCGCCTAGGATCGCCATTTCCTCCTTCAGCATCAGCTTTTGCAACAGGCGGAAGCTCATGCGCGCCTGGATGTCCTCGAGATAGCGGCCGGCGCTGATCGCCTCGTAGGTCGCCGCGTCCTCTTCGCCGATCGTCACGTACGCGGCCGATTTGGAGGCAGTGGAATACGACATCTGACCGGAGCGCTGGCCTTCCGGGACCCACCCCATTGCGTCGAAGCCGGAGCCGACGAGCGCCGTCACCTGGCGCCAGTTGGTGGCGGTGCCGGTGCCGCCGCCGATCCGCGGCAGCGCGTTGCGGATCGGCGTCACGAACGGGTAGAGGTTCTTGGCCGGAGCCTGCAGGTCGAAGGCCACTAGGCCGGTACCGGTCGAGATCGTCTTGGCGATCCGGTCGTCGGGCGTGCGCAGCGCGCCCATCACCAGATCGAGCGTGTCCTGGGTCGGGTTCATCCTTGTGTCCTTCCGCTCGGGCAACAAAAAACCCGGCGCGACGGCCGGGCCGGGTTTAGGGGTAAAGGCCAAAGGGTTAGCGCGGCGCGGCGCCTGCCGGCCGGCCGAAAACAGCCATCGGGTTGGCGTGCGCCACCTTGATCAGGGTCAGCGTGCGTTCCTCGTCGGTCATCCGCGCCAATGCGGCGACGATGTCGTCGGGGGCGGTTGGGAGCGCGCCGCCGTCCTCGCGCTTCGCAATGCCCGCGAAGCCGCGCGCCGCGGTCTGCGGCGGCAGCGGGGTGCGGGCGATCTCGTCGACCCGCTGCTGCAGCGCGTCGAGCCGCGGCATGATCTCGCTGGCGAGCTTCACGAGGCCGTCGTTGAGCGGGGCTGCCTTGCGCAGCGTGCCGGCGGGGGCCATCGCGGCAAGCCCGGCCGCGTCGTCCGGCTCGGTGCCCTCCCCGGTCGCGAGCGCAGCCAGGAAATCACACAGTTGAGCAACGATGCTTTGCAAACGTGCCGCCAGCGGCGACTCGTCCGCTTCCATCGACATCGTGTCATAAAGGCAATCGAGTTCGGCGACGATCTGCGCCAGTCGACCGATGTCGGCCATCCCCTTGCGCGCCATGTCGGGCGCCATCGCTGGAGGCCCGGCGCGGTCGATCGTCGCCCGCCAGGCGGCGACGATGCGCGCCTTGATGCTGGCCAGTTGGACGGGCGTGTAGCGGCTGGCGTTGTGCGCCTGGTGGATATAGGCCCAGGCGACCCGGATGTGGCGCTCGCTATCGACCGGATAGCGCTGTCGGCCATCCGGCTGGTAGCCGGGATCGGCGTAGGCGACACCGGCGTCGGGATCGTCGCGGCGGCCATCGGCGGGGGCGTCGGCCGCGGCGGCGCCCGACAGCTTCCAGCAATCGAACACCGCTTCGGGATTGGCCGGACGGTCGACCACCGAGATCTCGGTCAACAAGAGGCCGGTGATCACCCGCCGGTCGGCGGGGTCGCGGGCGGTGACGCGGCCGCCGATCGAGAAGCCCTTGTAGACGCCCTCCGCGACCTTCCGCCAGGCGTCGGGGTCGACGATCTTGGCGCCGAGATAGAGGCCCTTGTCATCGACCGCGGCTTCGGTCGCGACTCCAACCGCCGAAGGCTGGTGCATTTCGCGGATGTTGGCGAAACGCATGTAATCCTCGAGCGCCGCCGCGAGAGCGTCGCGCGTCACGCTCTCGCCCTGGTCGTCGACGGCCTCGGTCGAGGCATAGCCCCAGACCATTCGCTGTTCCTCGTCGACCTTGGCAATGGGCCAGTAAAAACGCATCGGAATCCTCCGAAATTAAAGTCGGGCATCGGCGGTGGCGTGAATGCACAGGTTATGTGCCGCGGTCAGCGCGGTCGTCTGCTCGCCGAGCATGACGCCAGTAGTGCTTTTGGCGCTGGCCGCGTCGACCAAAACCGTGGCGTCAGAGGAACTACTTACGTCGCGGATATTGGCGTTGGCGGCCGCCGGGTTGTAGGTGGTGATCGTCGGCGATACCCGCATTTCGACCCGGTAGGGCCAATAGACCGACCAGGTGCCGGCAGTCGTGCTCGCGGCGGCGGCGCACAGTGCTCCGGCGAGGCCGCCGTTCTGCGCCGGCTTCGTGCCCTGTGGGAGCGTCTTGGCATATAGCCGCTGCGCCCGTTGCAGTTCGGCCCCGACATCGGGCGCGACAAACGGTGTCGGGTTCGGCGAGACTTCCAGCTTGACGTTGCTGATTTGCAGCGTCGCACCCGAAACCTGAGTGAGTTGCGTTTGCCCGCCGGTGCACTCGATCTCGCCGGCGTTCCACTGCCCGGCGGTGCCCTGAAAGTTCGAGCCGCACGACGCCGAAAGCTGCAAGATCATGCCGATCCCGGTGCCTGTCAGCGTCCAGCCGCTGCTGGTGTCGCCGGGAATCGTCCAGGAGCATGGCGTCCAGGTTGCGGCCTGGCTGACCGTGCAATTGAGGGCATAGCTGCGGTTGCGGGCGTTGTTCTCGATCGCCACACCGAAGGTACCGGTGACCGACGACTTCACTTGCAGGCTCAGGGACAACGGCTGCGCGTTTGGCGTGCCGAAGCCGATTGTGCGCAGGTTGTTGGCCTCGATCCACTGCGCCAGCCGGAAGAACTGCGCGGCGGTGACCGCGCCGCTCCCGGTGCCGACCGTCAGCTTGATGCTGTGCTGGGCGCCCTGCGGTGCGTCGGTGATTTGCTGGATCGTGTCACCGGAGGACGAATCGCTAGCGTTGGTCTTCCAGCCGTCGGCGGTAAAGGTGTTGCCCCCAGCCGAGGCGGCGATCGAGGCGCCCTCGTTCGCCTGGTCGAGGTCGAGCCCGCCATTGAGCAGCAGGTTAGGTGCCGGAGGCTCCTTGACGTCGACGTTCGGCCAGTAGACCGCGCCAAAGAGCTGGAAGGTGCCGGCGTTGGAATAACCGCGATTGCCGTGGATCACGACATTGGTTGCGGCTGCGGCGGTCGCTATGCCGGTGCCGCCGCTGCCGGCGCCGCGGTTGTTGATCGCGTTGTCGGCTATGATGATGCCGTTGCCGTCGTTGATGGCGATTGCCGAGGTGCCGTTGGTGATCGCGTTATTGAAGACATTGCCGACGATTGCGACGTTCTGGATCCATTTCGGATCGGGCGCGGCCGGTGTGCCGGCGCTGATGACAATCTGGCCGGCCGTCGGCTGCACCGCGAGATTTGAGAATTGATTGCCCTCGATCGTCACGTTGTCATAGTTCTTGCCGGCTACCGCCTGCAACAGTGCGATGTCGGCTACGCCGTTTTCTTCCAGTGAATTGTTGCTGGACAGCAACGTCCCAGTGGGCCCTTGCGTCGCATTCAGCAGCAACCCGTAATTGTGGCCGATCAGTTTGTTGCCGCTGATCTCGACGTCGCCGCCGCCCTGGATTTCGATACCGGCATTGTCGGCGACCCCGTTGTTCCAAATCGTGTTGCCGTAGAGCGCCGACGAGCCGCCGCCGCCCGAGCCGTCGGGATAGGTCGCCGAGGCGGTGTATAAGACCCCGTCGTTGCGCGACTGAGTGATTCGGTTGGCGACAATCTTCCAGCTCTGCGCGTCGCCCAATTGGATGCCGTTCCACATGCCGTTGATCGCCATGCGGCTGATCTGGCTCGACTGGCTTGCCCCGGCCGAGCCGGTAAGGTTGATGCCGGCGCCAGCCGTTTTGGTCGTCGTCGTGTCGATGCGGAAATTGTCGAAAGCGATGCCCGAAGTGACCGTCGCGGTAAACACGTCGGCGGTCGCCGAGGTTGTGCGAACGACCGTCCCGCCGGAATTACCGACGCCGGAGCCGGCTTCGGGTCCGGCGCCACGGATCGTCAGCGGCGCAGTGATCGCAATGGCGCTTGAGACGAGGCAGAACCCAGGCGGCAGTTCAAGGACCGCGCCGCCGTTGGCGGTTGCGGGATAGGCGTAGGCCTGCGCCGCATTGACGGAGGCCTGCAACGCCGCCGTGTCGTCACTCGCGCCGTCGCACTTCATGCCGTGGGTCTTGCCGTAGACCGCGGGCAGCCCGAGATTGGCATCGGCCATCGGCAGGCTCGCGTTACTCGCATCGCGCTGCATCGCAGTGACGGAGATGCCCGCCTGCGCGGGCGGCAGCATCAGCGCCAGTGCCGCGATCACTGCAAATGGCCGCCGCATCGAACTCCCGCTCATATCACCAGCTCCTCGCGGCCATCTGACAGGTTGCGGCGCTTGAATAAATGCGGATACGTCCGGTATGCGGCATCCCGCCCATGTCGAGTGAGCCGCCTTGACCGCCGTCGGTGCCAGCGCCGGTCAGCACGACGAACGTCGGCGTCAGCGACCCGGCGGTATCGTCGAACACCACTGTAAGCCCTGCAGCGCACTGCGCCTGAATGAAGTAGCCGAGGCGCGGCGCGACCGGCGCCGGGATCGTCGCCAACAGCAACAAGCCGGACAGCGAGGTGGGATTGGCGCTGTGGTCGATGCCGCTCTGACCGGGCGACGTCATTGCCTCGCTTGCGCCGAGCGCGCGGTAGGCCGGGACCTCGACCGGATTTGCCTTCACCTCTGCGCCGCCGTAAAGGCTCACCGCGAGGGCGACGGCGGGCAAGAAAAAAGCGGCCCCAAGGCCGCGCCGTGATCGGATCATCTCGAGGGCACCTTAATCGGTTGGAGAGGTTCGTCGCGGCGCCATCGGCAGCGGTTCGTCGCGGCAGTAGATCATCGCCACCTCGCCGCCGGGGACCGCGCCTAAGCCTAGGACGGCGCGCGCCTCATTGACGGTGTAGATGCCGTCGCGGACGTAGAGATCGAGCGTCTTCGCCTGTTCGACGGGATCGGCCGGGCGCAAATCGAGCCAGGCGAATTCGAGGTCGACCTCACCCATCCGGTCCTGGATGACGTGGTCGGCGAGGCGCTTGACCCAGCCCATCAGCGGCGCCAGCCCTTCGGCGAGCGCGGCGTCCTGCGCGGTTTCGGCGGTGGCGCGGTTGACCTGCTTGGTAAAGGCGGTCGATGGCAGCGAGAACGCGTAACAGACGATGCGCGCCAGCCACTCGTCAAATTCGTCCTTGTAGGGCGCCTCCGTGAAGGCCTGGTACTTGGTGCCGCCGGGCGCCCACACGAGCCGCGAGCGCGCCCCGGTATTGCCGGCCAGCACGCTGTCGAACCATTCTTGGAACTGGCGGATCTGCTCGACATTCCATCCGTCCGGCGCGTTCAAGAGG